TTTGGGTATGAATTCCATGTGCCAGTATACGCCACGGCCGTATTAACACTGATAGTACCACCTGCACCATAGGTAACAGGATATAAACGCGGTATAGGTGTTGGGGTTCCTAGAATGGCAGGTGTGCCAGCAATGATGTTCTGTACAGGGTTGTACCAGGTAGGATCATCAGCACGCATCTGCACAATGGTTTTTACGCTATAGCCTGATTTGCTGTCCACATCGAGTGACAAACCACCTAATATCTTTGTGGCAATGGCGCGCTGTGTACCATCAGACCGTGTGATAGTAAGTATGCCAATCACGTTTGATGGTGAAAATATCGCTAGTAACTTATCTCTAATTGCGTAGTGTTCTGTAATCGTGTTGGCAGTGATGATGAATGGCAATTGTAATACTCTTGGATCAAGGCGAAAATCTACATCCGAATCACCCTGCTGCAGCGGCCCGCGTTGCGTGATTCGGTGTAGTGGTGCCATGCCAAATCCTAAATCACCCAAATACCCAAATGTTAGGCCTGACACTGCATCATAGCCATTGAGTGTGTATGTAGTGCCTTGTATGGTGTAGGTAAGTGCGTATGCCACTATATACCACCTGCTAGTACCTGCATGGCATTGAAATCTGCCATGATGCTTGATTCACTCTGTTGTGTATTATACGTGGCTGATAGCTGGTAATAATTCTGCACTGTTGCCTGTGCTGAATTAACACCACTTCCTAGTGTGGCATTCATGGCGTTTGTCACGTCTGGCAGTCCTGCCATAATGCCTGCAGCCATGCCTTGTGAAATAGGTTTACCAACCAAGTTTGCAAACACCTTTGATGGTGATGCAATGCCAAGAAGTGTCATTGCGGCATTCAGTGCAGACTGTGCTGCACCGCGCGCTGCATTGGTGATTGCGGCCACGCCATTGCTAATACCTTTGGCAATGCCATCTGCAATGCTTTTACCAACAGCTGTTGCTTCTGTGACAATTGACGATACAAGGCCACGAATCTTGGCTGATACATCTGCAACAAATGTACCAATGGCCGTTTGTACAGTACTAACAAATACACTCACTGCTGCCTGAATTGTGGACCAGGCACCTGCAAAATCACCTCTTAGCAATTGACTGATGGCAGACAATGCGCCAATGATGAGTGCCTGCCATGGTGCAATAATTGCCATCATGCCACTGATCACAATCTGAATATAGGGCCATAGGTATTGGAATGTTTCAGTCAGTCCTTTTACCTGTACTGCCACGCCATTGATTGCTAATGCCACTACACCTATAAGAATATCTCCCAACAAACCAAATATGGTGACAATGTTTTGTATATATACCTGTGTCTGTGGTGATGCTAACTGCATAACGATTGCATTGTATAGTGCAGTGAGTGCTGGCAGTGCTACTGCATACAGATTCGCAATGGCACTGGTAATTGGCGCAATGACCACCAGGAATGAATTAAACCCTGCCCGTATCGATGCAAGTGTGCCATTCCAATCAATGCCAGATACAAACGCATCTGATGATAAATACAATTCATCAATGGCAGATATGATACCTGGCCAATCAACACTGGTAATGAAGTTTGAAAATTCTGTGACTAAATCGCCAATGATTGGCACTAGCACTTCACTGGCATAACTGCCAAATCGTACCAGTACAGGTAGCAATGCCTCGCCTAACGTCTGCTGAATATCTGCAAACTGTGCTGCGAGTAATGCCTGCTGGCCTGCATAGGTATCAACAGCAGCAGCAGCACTGCCACCAAATTCTTTGTTTAGTTCTGCCAAGATGATTTGCTGTGCACCAGCCACATCACCCGTTTCTACCATTGCTTCGATCATGGCCTTTTGGCTGTCTGTGAATGACACACCCACGCGCGACAATGCACCAATGCCTGCTATAGGATCGTTCAGGGCCTTGCCTACTTGCAGTGCAGATGATTGCAAATCACTTCCCATAGCCTGGCTAATATCTAAAATAGCCTGTGTTGCATCGCCAAAGTTCGTGCCTTGGATTTGCGTGAATGTGGCTAGTACGTTTTGTGCACCTAAAATTGCATCATCAGCAAAAATGCTATTGCCACTGCTGGCACTCATGGCATTCGCCATATCTGCCATCTGCTGTGCAGTGAATCCAGCAGCCATGCCAGTGGATTTCACCACTGCTTCAGTCTGTGCAAATATAGATTGGAATTCGCTTGCTTCTGCAATGCTGCCTGATATGAAATCAGTCATCTTTGAAAATGCTGCACCTGCCAGATTAACTGCTGCACCACCAATGGCATGAAATGCACCTGTGGCAATGGATTGCAAGGCACCAAATCCACTGCTGGCAGTTTTGGTGGCAGATCCTATACCTTCCACACTGCTGGTAACTGCAGCAGCCACTGGCGTTACATCATCTTCACCTAAAAAACGAATTAGTACGGTGGTATCACTCATTTTTTCTTTGCCTTGTGTTCATTCACTTCAGATTCAATGGCCATCAGTGCCAAGTGTTCGGAGATGGTTTGCCAGTCTGGCAGGTTTGCTGGTGTGCAGTGGTATATATCACGACACAATACCAGCTCTAAGTATTCAATAGGCATTGGTGCTTTGGTCCAAAGGTGTGCACGCAATGCCATTGCTATTTTGGGTTTGTTTCACCTGACACACGATTAACAATGGCACTGATGATTTGCGCCAAATGACTGGCAGGCAAATCTTCAGCCTTGCGGCCGTCATCTACCATCACACATTTATTCATGATTGGTAGCAGTGCATCTAAATCATTGCCTTGGCCAGCCTTCACAAGGTTTGCCACGTCGCGAATAGTTAACTTCGTTGCATCGATGCTGTACATATGTTTGTTGTTCTTTCAATTGTTTGCGTGGCCAGCATTGCCAGCCACGCATTGTGCCTGCTCTTAGCTGTTGGCAGTGTACGTGATTCCTGGTGCGCGCACTGTGAATGAAACCATTACTGGCCCAGCACTTGATGCATCAATAGGTGGATAATCCATTGCTGTGATGTAACCAACGGTTCGTGTTTCGTATTGATCCGCACCACTAGCTGCACCCAATGGCAGCCACTTCAGCTGTGTTGCAGTACGCGCTTCAAACAATGCACGCACTGATTGGAATGCCTCTGCTGCAGTTTCAGTGTACAGAATATTTACTGTCACCTCTACAGGTTCATATTTGCCAACCGTGATGATTCCAAAATTGCCATCAAATGTGTATGCATCACCTGTTACCACTGATGCTGTTACCGCTTCAATGCTTTGTGATGATCCTGAAATATCAACATATGCTGCTGAAACATAAATTGAAACCGTTGCAGCGGCCCCTGATACTGCACCTGTAGTTTGCGGCATGGCTGTAATACTCCTTTACTGCACAATCTCAACAAATGTGAGTGTACAAATTACTCCGTGATAGTTTCGGCCTGATCCTGTAACAAACTCAATTACCTGTGCCCGTTGCGTGAGTAATGTAAGTGTGTACGTTTGGCCTGATAGCTGGCGTGCCTGTTCTATGTATGCAGCCATGTATGCCTGGTACACGTCTGCAATATCCATTAACCCCAAACCCATGCCTACTGCACGCAATAGACATGTGTCTGTAATGGTCCATTCGGTGTTCATTACGTGGCCAGCACCACCTAATGTTTGCACCCTTGTGCGTTGTGAAGTCATGCCAACAGGTGAAATAATTCGCGTTGGCAAATCGCCAATCTCTTCACTGTCTTTTAGTGTGGTACCTGATCGCACCAGCACTGTGGTACCTGATAGCTGTACATTGAGTGCTGCAATAGCAGTGATGATTGCTGCAATATTACTAGCCATTAGCTACGCTTCCTGTAGGGTTCCAGCGTCTGCTGTACGTCTGTGGGTATGCGTGGTGCCTGCAGGATTACGCCATCTGATGAGAGAATAGCGCGATCACTATCAGGTGTGCCTTCGCGTGCACGATAAATGAAACTGCCTAGACGTAAACACGCTGCCACAATATCAGATGGTGGCGTGATCGAGTAGGCAAACCTTCCTGTAACGCTTATGGCAATATCAGGTGTGCCTGTATACGTCCATATGTAGCTGGTGTTCATTTGTATCTTGATTGCGTATGCTGGCGTGTAATTTGCTGGCAATAGTACTACCACGTTTGTTGGTATCGCTTGACCATTGCCATTCAAAATACTCGTTAGCTGGCACAAATCAAAATCCAATTGCAGTGTGTTATTAAATGCATCAATGTTGCCACCATACCGAAAATCAAGTGCATTGTAATACCGTGTGGTATCTGCAGGGCATTCAAAAATACGATTGGTGTATGTTTCGATCATTGATTGTGCACGCGTGGCAGCATATCCTAGTTGGGTATCATCACTGCTGCTGGTGGCCCCAATGTATGATCGTAAGTCTGCTGCAGTTATATATGCCATAGTGGTTTATTCCTTTGGCAGACGTTTCACCCGTCGTGGTGCCTGCTCTTGTGGTACATCGATGGCTGGCACTTCGTCTGGTACTAACGTGGCACGATTAGTGGCAATCAGCCTGGTGCCTTCACTGGTGGTGACGTCGATAACATCACCACCAGTGTGTACTACCATGCGATCATTCACCGTTCGTGCAAGGCTGTTATGAAGCTTTACACGCATGCGGGTTTACTCCTATGAAGCAGGATTGCTACCCAACACGAATGCATCAGCTTGGGTAACATCGCCACCCCAACGTGCAGTACAGAAAATGGCAGTTTGGTAATTCGCCTGGTACAGGTATGGATTGCGGCTGATTTCCAAATTGAGATTTTCCACATATGCATAGTAATTGAAGTTACCAAACAAAATGGATTTGGCACTGGCGGCCATGGCTGCAATCTTATCCGAAACAGCAACAGGTTTGCCATACAGATTATCAATGCCGCCTTGTGGCGTGGCTTGGAATGAAAAGAAGTTACCAGTGAGTGCACGAATAGCTCCAAGCGTGGTGTTACGCATTACCCAACCAACACTGGCACTATCATCTGCATACCAGGCTGGCAATTTGTGCACCATGTTGATAATATCCGCTGCATCAACACCCGTGGTGCTGGCCAACGTTTCAGTGTTTACCGTGGCACGTGGAACAATGCCATAGGGTTGGCTTGATCCCGTGCCAACCAACATAAAGTTATTCAAGTGACGTGCATACGCGCGGCCTACTTCGCGTGCAACAAATCCATCAAGGTCCATGGCTTGGTCACGCAACAATTGGTTTGAAATCAACATACCAAGTGATGCAGTGTACAAGGTAATGGCCACGCCTGAAAATGTGGGTTCATCTTGATTGTATGATCCAGATTCAGCCACGAATGCAAAATCTGATTTCTCATTTTGTGCAGCGATGTTGAAAATATCACTCGTGGTGGTGTAGCGTTGCATAGGAAGCTTGGCACCAATCCACGTTTCATCGCGTTTGTCAATGATTTGCTGTGCATAGGCTTCAGGTACCAAGAAACCACCGTTTGCATTGGTGCCTTCGACTAGCGTGGCCTTCGCTGCGATTTCATCACCAGTACGCATCCAGTGTTTAAGTGCTGCCATTTGGTCATTGCTGTTACCCATGGTGGTGAGCTTCTTGGTTGCTGGTGCATTGCCAGCGATAACGCCACCGCGTACAGGTTCGCCGGCCATTTCTTCGATGGCGGCTTTTACTGCCTCTTTGATTAATTGATCTGACATGGTTGGTAATTCCTTTGTTGTAATAACTTGTATATTGCTACTGTTACTTGCAGGGCCGCTGTTGCCAGCCTGTGGCACTGCCTTCGTATCAGAAATAGCCATGGTTCGTGGTTCTGCTGGTGTAGGCGTTAAACTTATCTCGCCTACAATCCAGCGTTTGAGTTCGCCACCATCACGCACCACCAAATGTGATAGTGCACCTGTAGATAATCCTAGCACACCACGTTTTACCAGTGCCATCACCTGCTGTGCATATTTGTGGCGTTTGTCGATTTCAATTTCAACATCAATGCCTTCATCATCAGGCTGCCACATCTTCACAGTACCAATTTGTGACTGCAAATTACTTAGGCCGTGATCGTAGTACACGGGCATTCCAACAAACGTTCGTGTGTCGCCAAAGTCTGTTGATTTGGTAAACCTATCACCCGTTAAATCTTTGCCACCAAACACCACGCCACGGCCGCGCACCACGTAATCTGATATTTGTTTGACTGCATACTTCATTGATTCATTCCAATCAGCTGGCGTGCAAAATCTCGCACTGATTTGGCCATTTCATCACGCCATGCCTGTGGCAGTGCAGCCACAAAATCTGGTCCTTTACGTTTGGCCAGCACAATCAGTTTTGCCTTGAATTCCTCAAATGTAGATTCGCCTTCGTATCGGCCCCAGCTCGACACTGCTGCTGGCACATCATCTGGTGTGATGATTGGGAAGTTTCGTGTATCAGGTAGTACGAAATCACCTGCTGGCATATCTTCGCGTTGTGCTGGTGTAGTGTTGCGATCAGCAGCAGCACGCACTGCCAGCATATCGCCTTCCATAGGTTCTGCATACTCCGAAGC